CGGATTTTCAAGTGGCTTATCCAGAAATTGCCATACCGTTGGAAGTAAATGTAGGTCAATTACAGTTGCCGGAGACAGACACTGGTCCGAGGCCGGAAGATATACCACCCGACGAAACAGACCATTAAAAGAAGTATCTTACATACCATTATATATAAATACTTCTAAGAATATCACGCAGGTCGTGCCTTTCTTATCTTCAACGCATGTGTTATATGATATCATACCAAATATTAAGTTACACGGGATTGTAAACTACAACCTAGGCAGCTGTGCTGTCCCAGTTAGATGTATTTATTTTCCTTACTTGAAAGTTTCTGCTTTATATTTGTCCAACCACACTAGTATTGTCGGTCTTACTTCTCCACATTTGTTACGCATTTCTAGAATACAATATGGACCTGACATGTTTCCTTTCGGTACGATACATACGAATAATGTGTTAGAATATTGTTTTTATATGTCAAAACGGTCTCTTAATTATAAGGTGCGACCTAATTATAAAGGTGTCAGGTCTGTACTTGATGGTAAATTAGAATTAATCAGAACTAAAGTTTCTGCGAAACACTTACGGCACATTACTATAAAGGAATTATCCAACTTAGATTATGACACAATTGCTAGGATAGTTGGCCCTGGTATGGCTTTACTTGAGCAATTAGTTGATATTCGAGTGCATGATAGCTTTTTTATTGGTCTATTAGTTTGGTTTTTATTACTGCCGAGAGAGGCGCGATCTTTAATTAATAAGTCTGATATACTGCATATTAAGTACACATCTGTAGAACATTTTTCCACTTATATTAAAAAACATTTTTCATTGAGATTAAAAGCACTACAAAATAATGTTAACATAGATCTATCTCCTTTCTTCGAGCTAGAAGTACTTGTAAATAGAGGGGTCGGTGATATAGACTGGTCTATAGAGCAAGAGCACAGACAAAAACCTAATGTAGCTAAGATCGATCCTAAACGAATATTCGAGGAGGCTGGTACCTTGTTTGCGAGACTAAGGCAACTAGGTGGTCGTCCAAAAATGTATAATTGGAAAAACTTTTGGGACTCACGCTGGCAGTGGGCACCGACAGGCGCGTACTCTTCCCAGTATGATGAAGATAAGGTATTTGCACATAAAGAGCATGACATGCGGCATAAATTTTATGGATTCTGTGCTATGCCGGAAGTTAGTTATAGTCACTTTATTGAACGCAAGCCTGAGATGTTTGCTAAAGCTTCAGTAAAGTACGAATGGGGAAAACAGCGTGCCATCTACGGTGTTGATAATACTAATTTTATAATATCAAGTTTTGGCATGGCTGGTTGTGAAGAATTATTAAGTAAAATGTTTCCTATAGGACAGGAAGCTGAATCAAAAAAAGTAGCTAGATCGGTCAAAGAGGTTCTAAAAAATGGTGTACCTTATTGTTTTGACTTTGAAGACTTCAATTCACAGCATAGCACTGAAGTAATGCGTAGTGTTTTGCACGCTTATATGGTAGTGTTCAAAGATAAAGTTGACCCAGAACAATTAGGTGCTATAGACTGGTTATACGAGTCCTTGGGTAATGTAACTATCAAACAACTTGACGGCAAAGTTTATAGTACTGAGGGCACACTCTTATCTGGTTGGCGACTAACTACATTTATGAATACAGTGCTAAATTACATATACACTAAGGTTATGATGGGTGATACGACGTTTGCTACGACTCATAATGGTGATGATATATTAGGTGCTGTGACTGATATTAATCAGATACGTAATATGGAGAGTAACGCCGTGAAACATAATATTAGATTTCAGAATTCGAAATGTTTCTTAGGTGGAATCGCTGAATTTTTACGTGTCGATCACAACAATGGTCTGGGTACGCAATATCTGGCGCGTGCTGTATCAACTTTTGTACACGGGCCAACAGAAATGGCTATTCCTAATGACCCAGTAGCCATAATTAATTCTATTTTGACACGGGCTGATGAATTAACATCTAGACAGGCAAATCCTGAGATTGTCAAGATGCTAGAAAAAGCTCAACTATCTTATCTGTGTAAAAAGTGGCAACTAGATAAAAGAGTGATTACAGAATTTCGAAAAACTCACCGTATATTTGGTGGTTATACTACTGAAGTGCACAATGAGGCCTTAAAATTCAGGTTTCATCGTACTAGGATTAAGAGTAATCCTGATGGTATAGGACCATCTATGCACGTACGAGAACCATTATTGCCTGGAGTTTTTAGTTATTGTCGTAAATTAGTACTCAAGTATGGCTTAGAAACATACTTTAAACAAATTCTAAACACTGCAAACATGGCTGTGTATAGCAGATCCCT